TTGAATTACTGACAATAACTGAATCTATTCTATTCAATCCTGCTTGTAATTCCTTGTCCAAAATTAATACACATTTAATATTATTATTAATACCATTTAATATGAAAACAAGATGATGAAATCAAGTATTGTCTTTTGCTAATGATTTACGATAAAAATAATATGCGAAACAATATCTCTAGCACACAACTTACAACATTTATTCTCAGAAAAAAAAATATTCTGGAACATGATACAGATCCTCAAAAGCAGATTTCTCGGACGCAATATACGATAGACAACGCACCACTTGTAGTGTGTCTACCAAACTATACTTCGGGTAACGCTCGGACGCGGCAGCCGCCAACGGTTCATGTAACGACTCATCGTCATAACCACGCATCGCATCATTAAACGAAATCCAGCGATCACTCAGCGAGGTTTCGCCATCATGGCAGTGTATGATTTGGGCTTCGCCGAGTTTCAACCAGTTCTTAATTGGGTCCGCCATAAACCTAACCCCTGCGGGTGTGTTCAAAACAAAGTACGAGCAAAAGTACTTCGTAGTTGTTGACCCTACCACCTTCACGGCCAAGTTATAAACGCGGGCTACACGCTCTGTCAAGTCCTCTCGCCTTTGTAGGGGCCGCGACAAGCGACCAATCGAATCGTCACCTAACACTGCCAACCATTGGAATTCATCTATATCATAGGCAGCTGGAAAACAAGAAGCGCTAACGAGTGAGTTCCCTAATGCCGTTGGAGCCGTACCGGTACGACGCTGCCATATCATCATGAATCTCACTGCCGCTTCATGGGCTTTCACTATTGAAGCTTCTTGGTCTTGCAACCATTCTTCAACAAGTCGGAAACTCATGCCAAACCTCTTGTATATCGCATTCTCTATTTCTATCTTCCTATAATCAGCGTTTTTATCATACATCTCATAATCAGCTTCGATTATATCATCAATACTAGATCCGGGATCTGGTGTATGCCCACATGAAGCGACGAATTCCGTACCGAGTACGGTCACTGGTGGGACCACGTCTCTGAAGAAGTTTTCTAGTTCTACCGGTGTTTTACGCATATGCAGAACGACTGATGGTTTCAAACAACTCAAGATACGGTCGCGGACTGTCAAGAAAGCTGGACTAACAAGAGCATTCAAATCTCTTGCATGGTACGCAATAGTGGCCATCGTACTGAATTTTTC